GTAACATCTCCATACATATAAAAGTTGTAAACTTCTTCTGCTTCTTCTTGGTTTAAATCAACTTCTTTATATTCGCCCCAATCAGCCATATAATAGACGCCCTTTAAAAGTTCGTCATCTTTAAAAGTTAATTTAAAACCATCTGCTCCGCCCCCCCAACTCAAAGAGATGTCATAAACTTCTTTTTTACTTATGCTTAAAGGTTCTCTGTATTCTTCGCTTTCGTCTGGAGTTTCTATTTTTCCTTTTTGTTCTTCTTCTTGTATTTTTTTAATCCTTTGCAATTCTTCATAAGCACCCAATAAACAAATTTTCCTTTTATCTTCTTCTGTCTTCTTTCGCTTATCTCCTGCAACTTCACCAATATGTCCAACATTTAAACCTTTAAGTTCTTCTCGTAGTTCTTTTATTTCTTGTTCGTAGTCCATTTTCTAAACCCCCTTTCACCTGTCTCATTTTCTCTATATTAGAGTATAAATCCCTTAAATCTTTAATCGTCTTGCATTTCCTTTTAATCTGTTCAAAACTTACCTTAATTTCTTTGTTCATTCTAACACCCCATTTATTTTTAACTCATCAAATATATTTTTTAAATCACCCTCATCTAAAAAAATACTTGCTTTAAATAAATTATTTATCTGATAATTAAGAGTAACCCCTCTTTCTTCTATCTCTATCCATAAGTCACGATTACCTTTTATTTTAATAAAAATTATTTTGGATATGTTCATTTTAACAAATTTTACCCTCCTGTTTAGTTAAATAAATATTTATACAATCCTTTATACCCCCCCAACCAACCACATAAATATAATATAATATGTATAATAAACCAAATAAAAAAGGGCTTTTTTTAAGAGAAAACCCTGAAACTCTTTTAATTTTAGAAAAGCCACTACTGACTATTAATGAATTTTCTTTTTTTATTTCTTTTTTTAGTTCTTTTTTTAGTTCTTCACATAACAACACCATTTTTAATCACCCTACCAGAATAAAAGATAGGGTATTTAAATACTTTTCTATTAACTTATTAATAGTTACAATCTTATAAATTTATAACTTATAACCTTATAATCTTATAAGAGATATAAATTCATTAGTATTAAACCAAATTATTCTTTATCTATAGGGAATGTTTTATATTCCTTATTATTTAGAAGAATAAACCATAAACACTTAGTATTTATTTCTTAATCTTCTTGTTATATCCCCTATTATTTAAGTTATCTACTTGGTATTTATGGTTTATTTTTAAAAACTCTTCCTATGGGCAAATTATTCGGTATTAGATTTTAGATAAGGTTCGTTTTGTCACTTGTTTTGATTTTTGATATGGGGATAGTGTTGACAATTTAATAAATATTTAATTTGACAGTTTAATAAATGTATCAATTTAAAAATCAATCACGGCTTTTTCTTAAGGATATTTCTAAGTTAAAAAAAATTCTGAAAAAAATTTTTGATAGATTAAAAATACAAGTGTTTGTTATTACTAAATAATTTATAGAAAAATATTTAAAGGTTAAAATATTGGGAAATTTATGAGTTTGGGTCCTTGGAAAAAGTATAAGGAGAAAGTAATAAGAGGTGTTGATGGAAAAAGAGGATATATTTTTCATAAGAGGGTTGCTAAGGATTCTAATGGTGGTGGTTTAATTTGTGTTCCTAGAAGGTTTGTTGGTAAGAAAGTAACCTTAGTTATCATGGATTATGGAGAAGAAGTTGATTTGTTAAATAGAGATATTGAAGAGGTGGATTTGTTCAAATGAGTTATTGTAAATATCATTGTTGTTATTATAATGAATGTTCGGATTATGAGATGAAAAGATGTAAAATTTATCGTAGGTTGGAGAAGTTATTGCATGATTCAAATGGAAAAAACAAAGTGCGTTTGGAGAAACATCCTTGATGCAAATAAGAACAGGTATAAAAAAGCTATGGAGTATTGTAGTGGTTGTGATGGCTATAATTTAGATTGCCCTGCACATCAAGATTATATCCAAAAAAATGAAAATTCAAGAAAGTTAGTACTTTTACTTAGAGATGGAATAACTGTTGAAATAAATAAGTGGTATAGGGATTCTGTTAAAGAAATACTTCCTGTAACAGAGGTGCAAAAATTGAAGAGAAAAGTAAATAGGCTGTTAGAGTGGATTGTAAAATGAAATTGAGGAAAACATATTGGGTCAAACAAGAGAATAGAAGAAAAGGATATTGGTATGTTCAGTGTCCGAATACTGATTTACCAAGAGGAAATACAACTAAGTTAATTAGTCAGTGTAAAAAATGTCCAGATTATTTTGGAATGATTGTTGATGAAGATGTTGGAAGATATGTTAAATGTGATTATAGTGTTCCAAAAAAGATGCTTGAAAGCAGAGTAATTACTATGGAAGATAAGCCCTTTTATATAAATCATAAGCTAATGCATTCTTTGGTTTATTTTAATATTCATCCTAAAGATTTTGAAACAAAAGGTTTGTCTGGTGTAAAAAAAGAGGTAAAATCAATCTATCGTTCATTGCTAAAGACATTTCATCCAGATACTACTAATCTACCATTAGGAAGGGCAAAAAACGAATTAAGGCGGTTGAGAAGCCACTATAATCGTATAAATAAATTGAGAATTAGTCCAAATGAGGATTTTATACAATGAAGTTATATTTAGCACACCCATATGAGCATTTGCATGAAATAAGGGAGTGGGAATTAGATTTTGAGAAAAGAAGTGGAATAGAGTTAATTAATCCTTTCTTTGATGTAGAAGATAGAGCAGTTCCAGAAATTGATATGCCTACAGATGATAGAAGGAAACTAACATCAAAGTTTTATAAAAAAATAGTCACTGTAGATTTGAGGGAAATACTCATGTCTGATGGCGTGGTAGCAAGATTAAAAGGTCATAAAATGTGCGGAACATATATGGAAATGGTTAATGCTACTATGATGAAGAAACCTGTTTATTCTATGATTGAAAATGACATGGATAGACACCCTTGGATAAAATATTATTCAACTGAAATATTTACAAAATTAAAGGAACTTGAAGATTTTCTTATTAATGTTAAAAATGGTTGATTACAAAAAACAAGGAAAAAGAAATCGTGCTGCTGGAGCAAGATTTGAAAAGAAGGTAAGAGAAGATTTAGAAAAAAAAGGTTGGATAGTTAGTAGATGGTGTAATAATGTTGAGTGTATAAAATATAATAAAGAAAGCTGTAAAGACCCAGAAGATTGGGGAGAACTAAAATTAATTCCAGCAAAACACCAGTATAGAGGACCAGGTATTCCAATGTCTATAGGAACAGGATTTCCAGATTTTGTTTGTTTTAGACAACATAGAGAACCATATTATTTAGATAATAACTATGGATATTTATATGGGGTTATAGGAGTAGAATGTAAAACAAATGGTTACCTATCTAAAGAAGAAAAAGAAAAATGTAAATGGTTATTAGAAAATAACGTATTTAGTAAAATACTCATTGCTAAAAAAGGAAAAAAGAGAGGAGAGATAGTTTATACTGAGTTCAAATGACAAAAAGATTAGAAGAAAAAACAAAAAAATATTTGAAGGAAAATTATGTAGATGTATGTGTAGGACCAATGACATTAGAAGAGATTGAATATGAAATAAGACATTACATAACCCAATATAAAGGATTAAAACAATTGGTTATAGATATAAATCAAAAAGAAAATATATATCAAACTGCAATTTATATGAGAAAATCGGATTTTAAAAGAAAATGGGACAAATAAGAAGATTTAAAACTGGAGCAACAAGAGATACAGACGAGAACAAGAATGACTACGAAGGTTTCCTTAGTCCTTTAGTTATTCAAAGATTTGGTGATTATATGACTAAACATAGAAAACAATCTGATGGAAGTATTAGAGATTCTGATAATTGGCAGAAGGGAATTCCTAAGGAAGAATATATTAAATCAGCATGGAGGCATTTTCTTGATTGGTGGTTAGAACATAGAGGACATAAATCAAGAGAAGGGATAGAAGATGCACTTTGTGCTTTGATTTTTAATGTTCAGGGATATTTACATGAAATATTAAAAGAAAATGAAAAATGGAGGATTAATTATGCCATACATAGAACAAGAAAAAAGAAGAATGTATGAACCAGAATTGTCTAGTTTGAAAGATAAATTAGACGTAGAAAGCAAAGGAGATTTAACATATTTGGTTTTTTGTCTTGGATTAGAATATTTCAATAGGAAAGGGGTTTCATACACTTCTATCTCGAATGCTATAAGTTGTTTGACTGATGCTGCAGAAGAAATTAGAAGAAAGCATTTAATTCCTTATGAGAATCTAAAGATAAAGGAGAATGGAGATATATACAGATGAAAAAAAGACAAGAAACCCTTAGTTTGAAAGACGCAATAGAAACATTAGTTACTTATGACATTAAACACTGTCTATTCCCACATAATTATATTGCAGAAGTAATGGAAGAAATTCCAATAGTTCGTGGATTGGCAATGGATGACAGGAAATTAATTTTACTTGATTCTGAACAAGGTATGGAGGAAATGAGGGAAACAATAATCCATGAATTAATTCATACTAAATATTACAGATTAGGAAATTTGAGGAGTAGGAATGTAGAGAGAAAGGTCATAGACGAAACGATTAGAACGTATAAAAAGCTCTATGGAGTAAAACCATAAAATATAAATAGTCTATTATCTTTAATATTTTAGAAAATGGAAGAGAAAAAAGACAAGAAAGGGAAGGGAATAAGTCGTAGAGACTTCTTGCTTACTACAGGTCTATGTCTTACTAGTGGCAAATTAATCTACGATTCTCTTATAAATTTATACAAGAAAGAACAAATAAATAGGATTTTTAATGAGCTTCCTAACTATGTATATTTAGCAGAATATAGTGGCGGGGATGAAGACGGGAATATTAGAACATCCAAGGGATATGGTATTGTATTAGATAGAAAGTATATCTCTGTTAGCCATATAATTGATATGGTGGGAAAATTCTTTTTACCAACTCCTTTTGGGTTGTTAGAAAAGAAGATTGATATAAAAAATAAGAAGTGTATGGTAAAAGGTAAAGAGTTAGAGATACTTGTTGAAGATATTCCAAATGATGTATTCATTGCTGATGTTAGCTGTTATGATAAAGATACTTTTGCTGATTTTCCATGTAAACCTACAACTAAAAGAAAACTTGGGGATACTGTTTATATGATAGGAAATCCACAACTTAAAGGAACAAATATCAGAAAGGGAATAATAAGTGACTTGGATACATTTGGTGATGATAGATTAACTAAAAATTGTTTTGGAATCGACATTGGAGCAATTGGTGGTGATTCTGGAACTCCTTGTGTTAATGAAGATTTTGAATTGTTGGGTTTAGTGAGAAGCAGTGTTGGAAATGTATTAGGGTATGTAATTGGTATAGAACATTTTTTAAAAAAATTAGATTACCTTAATAATAAAAAATATGAACCTTGAGAAACTTGCAGAATTTGAACATATTTACAACCCACAACACCTTTATTGTAGATTACGTGATATGGGTATAGATAAGAAATATTCAAAGTCATTGATAGAGAGGTATGAAAAAGAGATTTATGCTCCTTTACTAAGATACATTCAAAATGAAAGGAAAAACATTACAGGAGAACATTAAAGAAAAATCAGATTGGCAGAGCATTCCAGTTGATGAGAGAAAAAAATCCAACATTCTTAATCTTAAGTATGATAGTGATAAAACTACAATTGTTGTTATGGGTGATGAACATATTGGCTCACGATTTTATGATGAAGATACCCACAAGAGGAATGTTGAATGGTGTTATGAAAATGATGTACCAATAATTTTAATGGGGGATGAATTAGAATGTATGGATATGGAAACGCAAATTCTAACAGAAAAGGGTTGGAAATTTTTTTGGGAATTGGGGAATTTAAAAGTTGCTACATATAATATTGAAAGAGATGAAATAGAATATCAAAAACCAATAAAAAAAGTTTATTATAAATATAAGGGGAAAATGTATCACTTTCTTAATAAAAAATTAGATATGTTTGTTACACCAAACCATAGAATTTTATGCAGGCATCATAAAGACAAATTAGAAGTTAGGAGGGCGGATAAATTTACAATAAAATCTGCAAAAGCACGTTGTTGGAATGTTCCTTGCTCTGCATCTTGGAATAAGGGGCTTGAAGAATATGGTATTTCTGATGATGAGATAAAATTAATTGCGTGGATAATTACAGAGGGTTGGATAGAAAAAAGAGGATTAAGTTATAGGTATTATACTTCTCAAAAAAACGGAACAAAAGAATCAGTAGAAATTAATAAAATTTTTAATAAACTTAATATAAAACCACATATAAAGTATAACAAACAAACAAATGTTTTAACTTGGAGATTTACAGATAAAAACGGAAAATTTAAAAAATTAATCGGTAAAAAAACAAAAAGAATAACGAGAGAAATTCTTAATAAATTTAGTGAAAGGCAATTAAAAATTTTATACAAAATACTATTAAAAGGTGATGGTGGAAAAAGAGGGGAGTTTTTTACAATTAGCAAACAATTAAAAGATGATTTTTTGGAACTATGCTGTAAAATCGGTTTAGTTACTTCTGTAACAAAAACAAAAACAACAAAAGGACCAACTTCTAATGATAAATGGAAACCAAGAGATTTTTGGATTATATATACTGGCAATGGAAAAGGAAATAAAAAAACAAAAAAAATGAAACACAAAACAATAACAGATTTGGATATTGTAGATTTTGATGGTGAAGTATGGTGTGTTTCTGTTCCAAATAGTTTTTTAGTTGTTAAAAGAAATGATAGAGTATTCATTACAGGAAATACGGCTACAAGAGATTCTGTTGGTGCTGGTGTTTTTGAACAAGATGAAATAGTTCAGGAACAATTAGAACACGCAGAAAGGATTTATAAGCCTCTTGCTGAAAAAGGATTAATTTTAGGAAATCATATAGGCAACCATGAGGCAAGAGTATATAATCACTCTGGAGCAAATCTATCAAAAATCTTGGCAAAGTTGTTAGATATAAAGTATCTTGGTGTTGGTGCAATAACAAACATAAAAGTTGGAAAAAATAATTATACTTTATATACTACACATGGTTCTTCTGGCTCTAGACTTCCACATACAAAAATTAAGGCTGTGTTGGATTTAGCAAATATGATTGATGTAGATATTTATGCAATGGGCCATCTTCATGCTCTTGACCACCATGTTAGAAATATGTATTATTTTGATAAAAGGAATAAAACAATAAAGGAAAAACAAAAACACTTTATTCTTACTGGAAGTTATTTAAAGCATTGGGGAAGTTATGCTCATATTAAGGGAATGGAACCAGCAAGAATAGGTAGCCCAAAAATAAAGCTGTCTGGATTGGAGAGAAGAATAAGGGTAAGTTTATAAACTAAATTTTCTTATTAATTTTTATGAAAACAGAAGAGGAAATACTTCAGGGAATGGATTATGTTTCTTTTTTGACTAGGTGCAAGGTTGATTTTAAATTCTTTTGCGAGAGGTTATTAGAAATAACAGAGTATGGTGGAATACATAAATTTCAAATGGATTGGTTTTATCTAATCCAGAATAGTAAAGTTAGCGTTATAGAAGCTGCTGCTGGACATTCTAAAACAGAAATAGTTGGTGTTGCCTATACTCTTTATTATGTTCTTAATCACCCAAACTCAAAAGTTCTTTTGATTTCTAAAGCTATGAAACAAGCGGAAACCAATCTTTTAGAAAGGATAAAAAATTACATTCATTTAAATGAAATAACTAAAAAATTGTTTAAACCAGAAAAAGAAACAACATGGAATAAGACACAAATTAAATTGGCAGACGGCTCTCTTATAACAAATGTTCCTTATAATATTAATGTAAGGTCCTATAGGGCAAATTTAATTATTTGTGATGAAGCAGATACATATGATGACCCAGACCTATATTTTTCAGAAGTTACAAGTAGGTTGATTCCTGGTGGAAAGATTTGTTTAATAAGCACACCAAATGGTGTAACTAAATTGATAGGACAATTGAAAGCAAGGAGACCAACAGGATACCAATTTTTAGTAACTCCAGCATTAGTTGATTTAGATGGAAATAGGGCAAAGCCACCATACGAGAAGGATAAAATTCGTTCAATTTGGGAGGAAAGATTTAGTGTTGATTATCTTCTAACAGAGAGAGAGGCTATTGGGGATACTGCTTTTGAATTGGTTTATCAATGTAATGTAATTGAAGGCGAAGATGCAATATTCTCCATAAAAACCATTACAGAATGTTTTGATGAGACTATTGGATTTGATTACACAGTAAATGAAAAAGCACAATATTTTATTTCAGCAGATTTTGCTACAAGTAAGGGACCAAAGGCTGACTATGATGCATTCGTCGTTATAGAGAAGTTAGGGGAATATATCACAATTAAACATATTGAGATATGGAAGGGTAAGTTGGTTCCATTTAAGGAAAAGAGGCTTCTTGGATTATATGACATCTTTCAAAATGGTAGGACTGTTAAACTTATTATAGACCCAAATAATGTTGGTGAGGAGGTTGCTCGTAGATTACGTTCTTATGGATGCACAACAATTTTCCAAAAGTTTGACCATCAATCAAGGAAGGGTTTGCTAACAACTTTATCAAATGTCTTTGAAAGCAGAACAATAAGGATTCCTAGGAGTCCATCAGATGACAAAGCACTAAAATTAACTGATTTATTAATTGAACAAGCAATAGGATTTAAAAGAAAAAAGTCTGAAAGTGGAAATGAGGTTTTTTTATCAACAGCACCACATGATGATATTTTAATGTCATTGGCTATGGCTATTAATCATGCTTGTAAGGTTAGAAGTGCAAGTTTGGTTGGGATGAGCAAGTAACTATAATAATATTTATAAACTTGTAAATTCATTTATTTTTATGAAAATTTCCGAAATTTTTGAAAAATTAGTGGAATATAACAAAAATAAGAAAAATTTTCCACAAAAGTTTAAAGGATTTTTAAAAAAAACATTGTTTTTTTTTGGAAAAATTAAGAATGTAAGGTTAGATAGCCAGGATAAAGAAGCTTTAATTCATCTTGTTGGTCAAGTTATTTTCTTTGGTTCTATGACTAATTTTGCTTTTTTTGTTATATTCTCGCTACCTTTTACATCTTATTCGTGGATTGGATATGGTTTTGCCGTATATGTAATAGAAAAAAAACTAATTAAATGGTGTAGGGCAATCAGGTTTAAATAATGGGATTTATTAGTAAAAGTCTTGGTGGTTTTCAGGCAGTTAATCTTGCTAGAAGCGAATCTGCTGGAAGACCTATTGGAATCCCTGTTGGTATAAAAGGAACAGATAGGGTAAAAAGAGAACTCCTAGAAATGGATTATAGGTTTGACCCAATAACTTTTAATATTATCAATAAACAAATACAACTTATTCTACGTGCTGGATTTAAGATAAAAGCAAAAAAAGCCAGATGGCAGAAATGGTGGGACTCCTTCTTTGAGGATATAGGATATGTTGGAGAGGAAATAACAAAGGAAGAGCTTGTTGAATATATTCTTCAAGATATGTTAATGTATGGTAACGCTTTTGTTGAATTAATTTATGATTCTAGTGATAAAAAAGTTGTTGACCTTAAGATTATTCCAGAGAAGAAAATGAATTATGCTATGAATAATAATAAAGAGATTGCTGTCGATAGGTATGGAAAGCCAATAGGATATGTTATGACGCTTCCATTTGGCTATTCTGCTGAAGGTAAGGGTGATGAGATACCGCAAGAATATAAAAGTAAAGTTAGTATTAGTTCAAATGAAGTTTTCTTTTTACCTAAACGCATAGCTCATTTTAAATTACATACTTATGGAGATAGGTTTTATGGAATTGGACTAATAGAACCATCACACCAATCAACACATAGGAAACTTCTGATTGAAGAATCAAGAACAAATGAGATATATACCCGTGGTGCAAACACTATAATTGCTAATGTTGGTGACGAAAATCACGAACCAGATACACAGGAAATTTCAGATGTGCTAGACCAAATAGCAAATTTTAAGCATAATAGATATTTTAGTTTTCCATACTGGGTAAAATTGATGACTCTTCCAATACAAGAAACAAAAATTGTAGATGATACATTATCATACTTGAAATTAAATCAGACTGCAAGTTCTGGTATGCCTATGGCTATGGCTACTGGTGAAGGGGAAACAGCAAATAAGCAAACATTAGAAACTATGCAACTGTCTTTGGAGTTGAGTTTAGAGCATATTGTAAAGAAATTTTCAAGTTCTTTTAAAAAATATGTTTTGAGAAGAATAGCTATAACAAATAAAATACCAGATATTCCAGACATAGTCTTTGGTGATATAATTGCCGAGGAAAAAAATTCAAAGAATGATAGGCTAATGGCTGCTGTTAGAAATGGTGTTTTGGCTCCAGAAGAGGTTAGACCATATATTCTTGCTGCGGAGGACCTTGAGGAAAATCAGAAAGCATATGAAGAGTTTAGAAATACAGCTAAGGCAAAGCCAAAAAAAATACCTAGTGCTCCATTCCCTCAAGAAGACGATAATTAATTTTATCAACTACCCAATAAATTTTTTAGTTAATAAAGATTTATTATAAATTTGTAACTATAATAATATTTATAAACTTATAATTATTATCTCTTTTATGAGAGAAGTTTCATTAGCTATGCAAGAAATTGGAATGGATAGCCCTATTAATGAATTGAAACTACCAGTAATTCTAAAAAATAAAATTCTTCTTACTCCTGGAAAATGGAATGGATTGGTTTTTACTGAGGAATCAATTAGAGAAGGATATGAATTGACAGACTGGGACAATAAAGAGAATTATGCATTAATTTATGACCATGACGAGAGGGCAATAAATTGGCTAGGTCACGTTAAGAATGTTAGGTTAGAAAAAGGTAATCTCGTTGGAGATTTAGAAATATGGGACAGGTCTTTAGCAGAGAAGCTTGTTCTTGCTGGAGCAAAACTTGGAATAAGTGCAAGGGTTCTTGGAATTGAAGACGAACAAGGATTATTTCATATTAAAAGATTTGCAAATTTTTCAATAGTGTATGACCCTGCCTGCAAGAATGCTTATATTAATTTATCTGGTCGTGCATTGAATAAAGAATCTCTTTTGAGATTAAAGCCTGTTGATTTGTCTGTTACTAGTTCCACAGAAGTAAGCGGTGATGAAATAGGTGGTAATGCTAATGAGAAAAAATATTACGGAAAAAAGAAAAAGAAAAAAGAAGATATGTCTTCTAAAAGATGTCCTCATTGTGGGGAGGAACTTGACGATGAAGATAATGAATTTGATTTTTTAGACGATGATGAGGAGTTAAAGCAAATTACAGGAATGGAAAAAGAGAGAAAGAGAAGAAAAATGTCTGTAGATGAATTCTATGCAGTTCCAAGGGACCCACCAAGTAGTTCTGCATTACCAATATTCGACGAGGCTCATGTAAGGAATGCTATGGCTAGATTCAATCAGACTAAATTTAAGTCATCTGAGGAAAGAGCTAAGGCTAAAAGGGCAATTATTCGTGCAGCAAAAAAATTCGGTATTAATATAAAAAATTTTGAAAAATTATCATCACAATCACATTCCTCAAATAGGAATATAGAGCTGAAAGGAGGTAATGATTTAACAGATAACATGGATGAAAACGAGAAAAAAGATGTTGTTGAACAAAACTCTGAAACTGTTGAAGAGAAGACAGATGAACAGCAAGAAACAAAGGATGAAAGTCCTGAGGAAACTGCTGATGAAAATAAAGAGTCTGTCGAATCAGAAGACAGTGCAGAAGAGTTGAGTTCAAAACTAAATCTCGTCCTAAGCGAACTCAGAGCTCTCAATGAGAGAATAGCTAAACTTGAGGAATCCAAAGATGAATCACCAAGTGAGGAATCAGAGGAAACCCAAGAGGAAAAGCTTTCACAGAAGAAAAAAGACGTAAAGTCTTTATCAACTGTTGAAATGCTAAAAGTTCCTAAAGGCTATTCTAAAGGAGACGTAGAGTTTGCTGAAATGCTGTTGAGTCAAGCAAAATTAAGATGAGTGAACAAAAGTTTATAGGCTTATCTAATGAGACTCAGGCATCTACTGTGCGAGGTACAGCTATTTCAAATGCATATACCAACCACCCTATTTTGTTCGCAGAAGAAGTAATGGATGCTGCAAAGAAAAGATTCTTCTTTGCAAATTTCATTAACATTGTCTATCTTCCACAAGGTCACCATGACTATATTGTGAAGAAAAGAACAAAATATTTGGGTAGTAGTGGTGTGACATTTGATACAAGTGAAGCTACTTCAAGCGACATTTCAAATACTAGTTTAAGTACCCTCACAGGTGTTCAGCTAACTCCAAGTGTAGTTACAGCAAGATTCACTGTTACAAATTATGCGATTAGAACAAACGCATTCAATGTTGTCAGTGAAGCAAAAGCTGAATTATCCGAAGCAATCGGTGATAGGGTTGATAAGGCAATTGCAACTACAATGGGTGACGCAACAAGTTCTGGAGATACAACTCAGGGAGCATTAACCCTTTACGGTGGAGATGCTACTGGTACTGACTCCTTATCAAGTGGCGACATCCTAACTACAGACTTGATTGCTAAGGCTGCAAGATACCTTAAAGATTCTGATATGTGGTATTGGAACTCAGGTACATTTACTAAGGCTACAAGCAAAAAGAATCCATGGTCAAACACACCAGATGACCCATTTGTCTTGTTTATTGGACCAGCTCAAGAGATGGCACTTAGGCAAGATTCACAATTTACTAACGCTTCTGAATATGGAGGTAATGAAGTTGTGCAAAATGGGGAAATTGGTAAGTACCTTGGAATCAGAGTTGTAGTTACAGATAATGTTGAGAGAACAGCATCTGGAAGTACTGCACCTGATGGAAATACTGCTGCTGTTGATACAACAAGATGTATCTTATGTAAGCCAAAGAAAGCTGTAACATTGTGTTGGGGACAGGAACCTGTAATTGATATGGCTCCTATCCAATGGAGAAAACAAACATCAATCGTCCTTGAATGTGCTTACGACATCAAAGTTGTACATGATGATGCTATTGTTTTCCTAGATGTCGCAGACGAGTAAATTTAATTTGTTTTTTTGATTGTCTTCAATTTGTTTTTTTCAGAAGACGCAAAGCAAATTGAATGTGGGAGACCCTTTTGGGTTGGCTTGGGGGTTACCTCCAAGTAACATTTCAATTAAATATAACGGAGAAAAAACCATGGGAAGATATGGATTACACTCGGGTTATGGAAAGTTCCAGAATATCCAGTCTGGTAAAGCCACAGTTACACTGGATAGTAACGGTGATGGAACAAAAGCCGTAACTTTCAAAAGAAAGTTCAAAAATATTCCAGCTATAACTGTGAGTGCAGCAACACAAGACGATACCATAACTGTTAATTATGGAAATCCAACAGTTAGCGGATTTACAATTCATTGTGATGGTGCTACTGTAACTGGAACAGATATAACTGTGAGTTATATAGCTATGGATGACCCAGCTACTGGGTTTGCTTAATTAAAATAAGGATTGAAAGAGAATGAGAAAATCTGAACTTAAAACCAAATATAAAAACTTAGTTAGGCAAGGACATCTTAGTGAGGCAGAAAAAGTTCTCAATATCCTAAGAGGTTTTTCTAGAGGAATAAAACCTAGTTCAGTTGCTAAAGTTACGAAAAAGAATATTAAGCAAGAGGATAACGAGAAGGATAAAACCTTCACTAAAGAAGATTTATTGAAACTAAGCTTCTCTGAATTGAAAAAACTTGCTAAGAAGTTTGGGGAAACTGGAAGAAGCAAGAAAGGACTTATTAGAGACATCCTTAAACATTTATAATCAGAGGAATTAAAAAATGACTGTAAGCAAAACAACAAAAGGTAGGTATAACATTTATACTAGTAGTGCTGCTACTACATCAAATGTTATTTCTGAACTTGTACAGGCTTTAAATGATGACAGTATGCACGCAGTAAGTGTTATCTACTTTAATACAACAGACAAGACAGCAGTAGCAGAAGTTGGGAGGTAAAAATGGCTCTGACAACTGTTTCAGATGTTCGTCTTATCTCCAATATTACTAGTAGTGAGGTTTCTGATTCAAATATAACTAGCTTAATATCTCAGGCAACAAAGGAGATTATGAGTAAGATAAATATTAAAGTAATTCGTGAGAGAATAGAGTATATTGATAATACAAGGGAGAATAAGATAGATGGTTCAAATAAAACATATTATGTTAAGAATTGGAAAGGAAAATATATTGGTGATTTAAATTTAGATGGAACAATAGATACAGATGATGTCATAGTATATGCTGTTGATTCTGATGGTACAGAGACAAAAGCAACAGTAAGTTCTGTTACATTCGATGAAGGAAAATTTGTTTTGAGTTCAGCATACAATTCAAGTTACGAATTATATGTTACTTATGCTTACACGTTTATTGACCCATCAACACCAGACCCTTTGTTAGGGTTGGCTACAGCATACTTGGTTAGTGCATATGCATATCTTAAGAGAGATTCTGGAATTGATGGCTCTGTTAAATTTGGAAACGTTACTATATCTCAAAAATTGAGTGCTTCTTATGGGGAATATTATAAAAAATATGAAGAAATAATGAGAAAACTTTTATCATATTCTGAATTAAAAGAAAATTGGAGGGAGGCATATGTCCAAATCTAATAGTGGTTGTGCTTATGGTAAGGTTACAAGAACTATTGTTGAAAATATGGTTAATGAATTCAAGGAGTTTAAAACAGACATTAAATCAGAATTCATTACATTGAGAAAAACCAATGAAGATTTATATAATCATTTATCAAATCGCTTACCACCATGGGCATCAATATTATTTGCTCTAGCAAGCAGTCTCATAACAGGTTTAGCAATATACCTTGTTTCAAAATGAAATACATAGTTTTATTATCTTTTATAGTAATGCTTACAGGATTGGTAGTTGCAACAGACTTCACACCACAAGGAAATATAAATTTAAGAGATTATTACAATATAACTGGAGCACAATATGTTAATGCTACAATTTACTATGGTAATGGAAGTCAACTAACAGGAGTAATAGGAAATGCAAATAGTTCTGATTATTGGGATGGTCTAGATACTTATAATTCAACCCAAATGGAAAATAATGGAGGAATATTGAGTATTGTTATCTCTTGGTTTGAAAGCAAATTTGATAGTCTCTTTAGTGGAAAAACAACAGATGATTTGACAGAAGGTTCAACTAACCTATATGATAATCAAAGTTGGAATGAATCTTATGCAAACACCCTTTATTATGGTATAGATAATCCTTATGGTTATTACAACTCAACAAATCCTCCAACAGAAACAGACCCTCTTTGGACTTCTAATCAATCAAGTTATTCAACAACAGCAGATATTTTAGCATTTGGATATTACAATGCTTCAGATTTTGTAATAACAGATTATTTTACAAAATCCGAAATAATCAATTTTGATTACTATAACAGTACTAATTTTCCTTATACGAGTAATCTTAATTTCACAAACGATGCAGGATATTATAATAGTTCTGATTTCTCTATTTCAGATTATTATACAAAAGTAGAGATATTGGCTTTTAACTATTATAACTCATCAGACTTTTTAATTAGTGATTATTTTACAAAAGCAGAGATTTTAGGTTTTAATTATTATAATTCTTCAGATTTTGTTATTACTGATTATTACACCAAAAGCGAGATAGATAATTTTAATTTTTATAACATCGCTGACTTTGACATAAATGATTACTATCTGAAATCAAACCCATTTAATTTTTATAATTCTACAACAATCCCAAGCTATATTCTAAGTTCTGACGAAAGTAATTTGAATGTAAACTCATCTGATTTCTGGGATGGTTTAAATTCTCCGAGCGATATTTATATTGGAAATTTAACAGATGATAATACATATGTAAGAGTTGATGGAGATAATATGACAGGTAATTTAACA